AATGGGTGAAGATCACCACGGGAATGTTCGACAACCGGAAGATCAAGCATCTTCGGCGGCTTCCTGACGGGAACAACATCGTCCTGATCTGGGTGATGCTCCTGACGATGGCAGGTCGGTGCAATGCCGGGGGAATGATCTTCCTGACAGAAAACATCCCCTATACACCGAAGATGCTTGCCGATGAACTGGACTTTGAGGAAAACACGGTCAAGCTGGCCTTGCAGGCACTGGAACAGTTCCAGATGATCGTGACGGACGGGGATCGCTTCCGCATCGCCGGATGGGAGGAATACCAGAACATCGAAGGGCTGGACAGGATCAGGGAGCAGACCCGGAAGAGGGTTGCTGCACACAGGCAAAGGCAGGCGCAAAAGGCGCTTCCTGCTGGTAACGATGCATGTAACGTTACAGTAACGCAAAGTAACGCAGGAGAAGAAGAAAGAGAAGAAGATATAGATATTAAGAATAAGAAAGATAATATGGGCGATCCTGCGGATGCGCCGGAAGTGAAACGGTCTACAAGGAAGGTGTTCATCCCTCCCACGGTGGAGGAAGTCAGGGCGTACTGCAAAGAGAGGGGAAACAACGTTGACCCTGAAGCGTTCGTGGACTTCTACGCATCGAAGGGCTGGATGATCGGCAAGAACAAGATGAAGGACTGGAAGGCTGCTGTCCGAACATGGGAGCAGGGCAATAAACGGAAGGGCGTGAAGGTAAGTGGAGGAAATCAGAAATCTGTTGAAGGGTCAATTGCCGAAAGGGTTGGAAAATGGCTGTGATGTCCCGACTGATCCGAAAGAACGGGAACAGCAGAAGGCGGACATGTACAATGCCAGCGTGGGCAACCTGAATGAGGAAGACGGCTATGATTGCAGCATCTGCAAGAACAAGGGCTATGTCGCAATCGTGACGCACAATGAGCAATTCGACTACTACATGGAATCCATGCTGAACTGTCGGTGCTGCCGGATCAGGAATGCGATCAGGCGCTTGAACCGCTCCGGCCTGAAGACACGGGTGAAGGCTTGCACCTTTGAGCGCTACGAAACCCCGGACGCATGGCAGAAGACGATCAAGGAAACGGCGCAGCGCTTCACATACAGCCACGAAGGAGAATGGTTCTTCATCGGCGGACAGAGCGGGGCAGGAAAGACCCACATCTGCACAGCGGCGGCGATTGCGAAGCTGAAGCAGGGCAAGGAGCTGCGCTACATGGAATGGCGGGAGGAAGTCCCGAAGATCAAGGCAAGCATCACGGATGCGACACGATATGCCGATATGATGCGGGAACTGAAGGAAGCGGATGTGCTGTACATTGATGACCTGTTCAAGACGGGCAAGAATGCGGAAGGGGTTGCGGCACAGCCCACGGCGGCGGATGTCAACCTTGCATTCGAAATCATCAATTACAGGTACAACCAGCCTGAACTGATCACGATCATCAGCAGCGAACGGACGCTGACTGAACTGATGGAGATTGACGAAGCGATTGCAGGCCGGATTGCGGAAAGGTCGAAGGCACAGGGCTTCTGCATCAACCTGAAGCAGGATGCACAGAAGAACTGGCGCATGAAGGACTTGATGGAACTATGAGGGAGGAATGACGATGACTGACAATGCTGTGATGATGATAATCAACACGATCAAGCTCGCCTGTTTTACCGGGTTAGCAATCGCGTTTGATCGTTGGTGGATCGTTTTCTTTGTCATTATTATCTGGACGTATGTGGAATAACGGAGGTACGGATGACAATGAGAGTGATCGGGGAAGGGTATGACGGTGATCTCAATCTTACAAGCGTAATAGTTGAAGAAGATGGGCGGGAATATTGGCTTGAAGTTGTCCGGCATGGGCGGTGGATTCGAATGAACGATGGCTTTACAAAATGGCAGTGTAGTGCGTGTGGGATAAAATATCATGATATATGCTGGAATTTCTGCCCCCACTGCGGCGCGAAAATGGATGGAAAGGAAGGATGAAGAATGGCAGAATTCGGACTGAATCGGAACGGTTCGGGCTATTATGACGAAACGGCCTACAAGGCATTCATGGGCATGGCACATGAGGGCGAAATCTGGACAACGCTTGACGGGCGGCAAGAAGTGCTGATCCTGCGCAATCAGGGGACGTTCTGCAACTGCCTGACGATGACGGACAGGCTCAGGGACAAGCAGTGCATCGAAATCGGCGGCGGGAGATACACGAACCCCGGCATGATCAAGTATCTGTTCAACGACAAGCTGGGACGGCTTGCAGCGCGGCTTCCTGTTGCCGAATTCGAAACGATCAGGGGAGCGGTGGAGGATGCAATGGGCTTCAAAAAGCAGGAAGTGAAAATCGACATGCGCAAGGAAGTGCATGACATGCTGGACATGATCCTTGACAAGGTAGGTGCGATGTGATGGAAGCGAAGGAATATCTGAAGAGCATCAAAAAGGCGGATGCGATCATCAACGAAAAGCTGAAGGAATGTGACCAACTGCGGGGAATGCGGTACAAGATCACGCAGACGCTGAAGCCTGTGATGGTATCCGGTGGAGGGTCGCACGGGGGCTTCACGGATGCATCTGACAAGGTGATCGACCTTGAAAGGGAGATCGACAGGGAGATTGACCGCTTCGTTGACCTGAAGCGGGAAGCGGGTGCGCTGCTGGCACAGCTTGAAAATCCGCAGCATTACACGGTGCTGCATCGGCACTATATCCTGTTTGAATCATTGGAGAAGATCGCGGGTGACATGGACTATACATATCGGTGGGTCTGCATTCTGCATGGACGGGCGTTGCAGGCGTTCGGGTATATCCTGAATGGCATTGATCCGAAACAAACGGAAGCGGATCGGCGGCAAAGGCAGGAAGCGAAGGAACGGCAGGAAATGAAAGCAAGACAGAAGGCCGTAAAGGATGAATATGGCGAAGATTCTCCGGAATATCACTACTTTCTGAATGAATATGGTGATTGGGAAGAAGACAAGAATGCAACTTGATAACGAAAAAGGACGGTGGGATTTCCTGCCGTCCTTGTGCTTATGTGGTTGTTTTGCTGAAGCTGTCCAGCAGCACAGTCAGGACTTCGCGGCAGGTTCTGCGCTGATCCTCTGTCAGGGTGTCAGGCAGCATCTGTGCAAAGCAGATTTCTGCGCGTCCGATGATGAAGTCCATGCTGACATCCAGTGCAATGCATATTGCAAGCAGGGTGTCAAGGGATGCGATCCGGCTTCCCCGTTCGATGTGACCCATGAAGGAAACAGAAATCCCGATCCGCTCTGCAAGGGCTTCCTGCGTCAGGTGCAGTTCCTTCCGGCGCTGCTTGATCCGCTTGCCCATCTGGATATAGTCGATCATGCTTCCTCCGTGTATTCAAGGATGTCCCCCGGCTGACAGTTCAGCAAGCGGCAGATGGTGTCGATGTTCGAAGTGTGAACCATTTCCCCGCTGCGGAACTTCTGCAAGGTGGATTCGCTGAACAGCTTTTCTTTTCGGATTCGGTTTGTGTTGAATCCTGCACTTTTCAGGGTTTGAAGGACATCGAACTTGTATTTGAGAGCCATTGAAAGCCCCTCCTTTCGTCAGATATTGTAACATAAAAATTACACGAAAGATAGTGTAAATGTTGTACAAAATAAAACACGAAAGTTCGTGCAAATGGTCAATAGACATTACGCGAGAATTCGTGTATAATGTAAGTGTAAAGAGGGCAAGGAAAGCCCCCGAAGAAAGGAATCAAGAACAATGAAGAAAACGGAATGGATCAAGATTCTGGAAGCAGAAGTGGAAAAAGCATTCGATCCTGCACAGGTTGACGGATTTGAAAATTCAGCTCCTGCAATCAAGTTGGGCATTCTGGCTGATATGTATGATAAAGAACCGCTTGACATAGAGATCAGCAAAGAACTTGCGTATGAAGAACTTGCGAATGCATACGAAGTGCAGACGGCGTGGAACTGAAAGAACGACACCGGGCGGGGCGGTATAACCCCGCAGAAAGGATGACCACCATGACAACGAAAGAACGCCTTGCCCTGATGGATGAGATCAAACGGAAGAACGATGCAGCGTGGCAGAAGTACACGAAGCAGTCCCGCCCCGGCTGGACATGGGAAGCGGATGTCAGGAAGCCCTTCAGGCTGTTTGACAGCTTCGGCGAACAGTGCATCCTTGCGGTCTGTGTCCCCGTGCTGCTGGTGCTGCTGGTGATGATGGCGTAAAATTCCGAACCCCGGCAGGAAAACGGGGGCGGATGGAGAATCAAAGAAACAACAGGAGGATGAGAGTATGAAGGAGCGCAAAAGCAAGCTGGTCGGCAAGGTAGTCCACATTACAGACCCGGAAAGCATTTACTTCGGGGAATGGGGAATTGTTGAATACTATGACGGCGAGTGCTATGGGTTGCGAATTGCTAATGGAACGAATGGAACTCCGATTTTTGAACGTGATCAGTTCAAAGCACCACGCAGGCAAGCGGAGATCGCTGCTGCTCTTATGCTAAAACAACAAAAGGACGGCTAAAGGCCGTCTTTTTTATGTGAAAATGAAAAACAATTCCTAAAAGTTCCTAAAAATTCACAAGAATTCTCTTGAATTCACAGGGGTGATTGTGATATTGTTATTATGCACAAGTGTAGGAAGCCTGACAGAACCATCTGTCGGGCTTTTCTTATCCGCCCATTGGCAAGTACCTGTCCGATAAACTGGAACGGGGAAGCTGTGGGCTTTTTGTGTTGGTTCAGGAGAGCAGGCGGGTTTATTCCCACGATTGGACGTTGAAGGGCAGCAACGCCTTTTTGTATGCCTGCGGGATTATTCCTCCGGCAGGCGGGGGCTGGGGGACACGGGCTGTCATAGCTCAACAGGAAGAGCAGCCGTCTTGTAATCGGCAGATTCAGGGTTCGAATCCCTGCGGCAGCTTAGTTTTCAAAGTGAAAGGAGGGCATGATCGTGGCAGGAATGACGGCAAAGCAGCAGCGATTCTGTGATGAATATCTGATTGATCTGGACGGCACGAAAGCTGCGATCAGAGCCGGATATTCACCTAAAACAGCAAGGTCAATTGCTTCTGAAAACCTAACTAAACCTTACATTCGTGAATACATAGCAGAACGGATGGCTGAGAAGGAGAAGCAACTGATCGCAAGTCAGGATGAAGTGCTGAAATACCTGACATCAGTCCTGCGTGGACAGTCGCAATCTGAAGTGGTTGTGATCGTGTCCAGTGGTGACTTCACAACGGAAGCGCAGAAGCTGAAGAAAGCCCCGGACGAAAAGGAACGTCTGAAGGCCGCTGAACTGCTGGGCAAGAGGTACGGCCTGTACACGGACAAGGCAGAAGTGACAGGCGCTGTTCCGGTGGTGATCATGGGGGAGGATGACCTTGAAGATTAACGTATTAGGTACGGACTACACAGTCAGCTATCACGACTACAAAGACAAACCCATCTTTGAAAAGCGCAGCATTGGCGGATATTCGGATGATGTTGCCTATGAGATCGTCATCTGCAACATGAAGACCCATCCCGGCTTTGAGGATGAAACGGAAGAATGGTGCAAGACGCTTGAAAAGCGCATCCTGCGGCATGAAATCGTCCATGCATTCCTGAGCGAAAGCGGTCTTCAGGACAGTACATGTCAGGTAGATGCTCCGTGGGCGAAGAACGAAGAAATGGTTGACTGGATAGCAATCCAGTTCCCGAAGCTGCTGAAGGCGTTCAAGGATGCTGATTGCATTTGAGCGCGATCAAAGCAAGCAAGCTGAAACTACCTGACATCGTTGGCAAGGGATACGGCACATTCTGGCGGTTCAAAGGCCGATATCGTGTCTGCAAGGGAAGTCGTGCATCGAAGAAGAGCAAGACAACAGCGCTGTGGTACATCGTCAACATGATGAAGTATCCCTTCGATGAGAACCGGAATCCCACTGGCCTGCTGCCGAATCTGCTGGTTGTCCGCAAGACGTACAGAACGCTGAAGGATAGCTGCTACACGGAATTGAAGTGGGCAGTGCATCGGCTGGGCGTGGATGAACACTGGGAATTCAAGCTGAATCCCCTTGAAGCGGTGTACAAGCCCACGGGTCAGAAGATATACTTCCGTGGACTGGATGACCCGCTGAAGGTCACGTCAATCACGGTTGACACAGGCGTTCTGTGCTGGGCATGGCTTGAAGAAGCGTATGAGGTCATGAACGAAGATGACTTCAACATCCTTGACGAATCCATCCGTGGCGAATGTCCTGAAGGGCTGTTCAAACAATGGACGATCACCTTCAACCCGTGGAACGAACGCCACTGGCTGAAGAAGCGCTTCTTCGATGCTCCGCCTGATCCGGACATCCTTGCGATCACGACCAATTACATGTGCAACGAATGGCTTGATGATGCTGACATCAAGGTATTTGAGGACATGCGCAAGCGCAACCCGCGCCGCTATGCCGTTGCAGGTCTGGGCGGCTGGGGTATCGTGGACGGCCTTGTCTATGAGAACTGGAAGGAAGAAGCCTTCGACCACACGTCAGCAGAATTCAGGAAAGAGCATCCGAAGCTGGTATCTGCATTCGGTATCGACTTCGGCTATACGAACGACCCATCCACGCTGTTTTGCGGCCTGCTTGATAAGGACGCGAAGCAGCTTTTTGTGTTCGATGAAATGTACCAGACGGGCATGTCGAACCGGGCGATCTCCGAAACAGTGAAGGGGATGGGATACGGGAAGGAACACATCACGGCGGACAGCGCTGAACCGAAGTCGATTGATGAACTGAAGTCGCTGGGGCTGCGGGTCAAGGCCGCTGCAAAGGGCAAGGACAGCATCGCAAACGGCATCCAGTGGATACAGGACTTGCAGATCATCATCCATCCCCGCTGCGTGAACTTCCTGACGGAGATCAGCAACTACACATGGGACAAAGACAAGTTCGGCACGAAGCTGAATGCTCCCATTGATGACTTCAATCATCTGATGGACGCAATGCGCTATGCGCTTGAAAAGTACATCACCGATGATAAATGGCTATATTGATGGAATGGGGAGTGATAACAGAATGGGAGAAATCACACGAAACCACCTGTACACGGTGGATTTGAACAAGCCATTGACCCGTCAGAACGGCGGTATCCTGCTTGCAGAGGGAGACAACAAGGGTGATTGTATCCGTGTTGCGCTTGTCCGAGATGGAGCTGCTGTTGACCTGACCGGGGCAACGGTAAAAGGCTATTTCATCCGGGGAGACGGTGCAACGGAAGAGTTGGACGGCTATACAAGCGGGAATGCAGCTTGCGTCACGCTGACGGATACATGCTATATCCCCGGAAACTATACATTGTCTGTCAAGGTGACGGTGGACGATGTAACAAACACAGTTTTCCGTGGTGATGGTTTCGTCTGCCAGACGGACACGGATATTGTGGGCGGTGATACGGCGGTATTCCTGCGAGAAGCTGTGAAGCGTACAGAAGCATTGGCGGGAAGCGTTGAAATGACAACGTATATTTCCGACTATGTACTTATGGCGGATGGTGCAGCCAAACCGCCTATTGTATGGGAACAGGGCAATCTTACCAATAGCGGTGAAGCCAGCAATTCAAAGGTTATTCGTACTGTTGGCATGACCCCGTGGGGCGATGCGGTTGTTCTGCGCTCCTATGTGGCGGATGGGTATGTCCTATCATACTACCAGTATGCCGCTGATGGTACGCTTATCATCGTGTCGGGCGTGGGACGGTACAACTCCCCAATCAGACACGCTGACGCGATGTATTACCGCCTGAAGCTGGAAAAGTCCCCGTCTGCGGCAACCAGCCCCGAAGAAGGCTATGAAGCTGCACAGGTATTTGCTATCGCGCCTACCAATAACGCGCCGATCACGCCTATCATGATGGGTGCTGTTGCTGACGGCGTGGCAGATGATACGGCGGCATTTCAGGCGGCAGTCAATGCCGGGTATGATGTGTTTGTACCCACCAGCAACGGACAGAAATACCGCATCACAAGCACGATCACGATCCCCAGCACTTGCCGAAGGATTTACAGCGAGGGCGTACCGAGGGGGACTGCGACTGTTGGCGCGGTGATCTTTGACCTGACTGGCAACGGCGGTTCTGTCAGCAGCAATCGCAATATCCCGATGTTCCGCATTGGGGACAGCACGGAAGCGTTTTCCATGTACGGCTTCACGGTGAAGTGCAATGCGCAGGAAGGCAGCCGTGTCGGCCTGTTCATGGATGCGACAACGACTGCCCTATGTGACAAGGACATCACCATCACCAGCATGACCATTACCAACTTCTACCGCATGTTTAACGTGTGGGGGCGCGGGTTTACGGTCAATAACTGCGGACTGACCAGCAGCAATCACATTGCAACGTTTGCATGGGATGATTCGCTGGACAGCAACAAAAACCACCCATCCGAGATGAATCACAGGGGCATCATGTTCAAAAACAACCGTCTGCATTCGATCACCAGCAGCTTCTTCACCTTCACTTCCGGTCACGCCTACGGCTTTACGCTGATTGGCAATACTGCCGATGTCGGGCGCGGCGTGATTATCGACAGCACGGATGAAGCGTGGAACTGGCTGATTGAGGGCAATGTGTTTCAGGGCATGCACTGCCACACAGTCGGCGGTAACAGCAACGGCGCGGCTATCCAGCTAAAGGGCGGCGCGAGGAATTGCATCGTCTCCAACAATGCATTTTCCGCTGACCCGCTGTTCTGGGATGTGGATACCGGGGATGGCAAAATCCCGGATGGATACATTGATATTGACGGCATTGCAACGGGCTGCAATATCGTTGGAAACAACTTCCGCAACTGCTACAAAGACTGCGTTGCTGTCCAAAGCGCAAACGGCGTGATTATCAGCAACAACATCTTTGACAATGTTGGCACTACGGAGGGCGCGGCTGTTACGGTTGGTGGCGGACGGCTGGTGTCCATCATGGGCAATGTGTCTGTTACAATGCCGACTGCTGGATTTGACAATGTGTCCGCTGCTGTGACTGGTACGGCTGTCGCAAACAATCTGTGTGCAATCTAATAACACGGGGAACGGCAATGCGCTGTTCCCCTTTCTAATGCAACAAACAGGGGGCATGAAACATGGGCGAAAACAAATGCATCGTCTGCGGTGACGCGATCCCGGAAGGTCGGCAGGTCTGCCCTGTCTGCGAGAATGCAGCGATGCTGGACGGGTTCAGGGAGGTGAAAAACAATGCTGACACCGGAACAGATTCAGAAGTTCATTGAAAACGACAGGGCAAGCAGCAAGAAACAGAGCGCGATGACTGGCCTTCGATACTACGAAGGCGAACACGACATCAAGCATCATCGCATCTTCTTCATTGATGCAGACGGAAACCTGCGGGAAGACAAGACGAAGAGCAACATCAAGATCAGTCATCCGTTCTTCACGGAACTGGTTGACCAGACGGTGCAGTACATGCTGTCCGGCAAGGATGGCTTCGTGAAGTCTGACAATCATGACTTGCAGGTGCTGCTGGATGAATACTTCAACGACAACGAAGACTTCACGGCAGAACTGTACGAAATCCTGACGGGCTGCATCGTCAAGGGCTATGAATACGCCTATGCATACAAGCGGCACGATGAGAAGACAGGCTTCCAGTGCGCGGACAGCATCGGCGTGATCGAGGTCAGGGCAAAGGAAACCGATGACCAGTGTGACTATGTAATCTTCTGGTATGCTGACAAGATCGGAAAAGACAACAAGAGGATCACCCGAATTCAGGTATGGGATGACAAGCAGACCCACTTCTTCGTTCAGGAGGATGACGGACAGATCACGCTTGACCATACGCAAGAACACAATCCACGTCCTCACATCATTTATCAGAAAGACGGCGATGAAAACACCTACTTTGAAGGCTTCGGCTTCATCCCGTTCTTCCGTCTTGACAACTGCCGGAAGCAGTTCAGCGACCTTCGCCCGATCAAGGACTTGATTGACGATTATGACCTGATGTCATGCGGCCTATCTAACAACATTCAGGACACGGCAGAAGCGCTGTATGTGGTCAAGGGCTTTGAGGGTAATGACCTTGACGAACTGATGCTGAACATCAAGGCGAAGAAGCACATCGGCGTGAATGAAGACGGCGGCGTTGAAGTCCACACGGTTGACATCCCGTATCAGGCACGACAGGCGAAGCTGGAACTGGATGAAAAGAACATTTACAGGTTCGGCATGGGCTTCAATTCGGCGCAGATCGGTGACGGCAACATCACGAACATTGTCATCAAGTCCCGGTATGCGCTGCTTGACCTGAAGTGCAACAAGCTGGAAATCAGGCTGAAGCAGTTCATGCGGAAACTCCTGAAGATCGTGCTGGCGGAGATCAACGCAGAGCATGGCACGGATTATCAGCAGAAGGATGTGTACTTCGACTTCGAACGTGAAGTGATGACGAATGCATCGGACAATGCACAGATCGAACTGGTGGAAGCGCAGAAGCGGCAGGCGGAGATCAACACGATCTTGAACATTGCCGGACAGATCGGTGATGAAACCGTGCTGGAACTGATCTGCGAACAGCTTGACATTGATGTCGATGATGTCAAGGGCAAGCTGCCGAAGGATGATCTGATGCTTGACCCTGCGGCTGCACAGAATGCGCTGAACAATTCCCCCACGGAAGAAGTGAACGTGGATGAATAAGATCGAAAAGCAGGTCATCAAGTTGCAGCTTGACAAGGAACAGGCTGCGATCAATGACCTTGAACGGCAGTACAAACAGGCGCTGCGGGACATCGAAGACCGCATCAAGATGCTACGAGCGGATGAACTGACGCAGAGCAAGATATACCAGCTTCAGTATCAGAAGGCGCTGCGGGGACAGGTGGAAGGCATCCTTGACAAGCTGCAAGGCGATGAATACGCCACGATCCAGCAATACCTGCATGACAGCTATCAGGACGGCTTCATCGGCACGATGTATTCCGTTCACGGGCAGGGCATCCCGCTGATCCTTCCCCTTGACGAGAACGCCGCTGTCAAGGCCGTCATCACGGACAGCCAGATCAGCGAAGGTCTATACAACCATCTGGGCGTGAACATCAAGCAACTGAAGCAGGCGATTCGGCAGGAGATCACAAGGGGTCTTGCGGCAAACATGCCCCTTGCGGACATCGCACGGAACATCGCCAACAGGTCAAAAGCCCCCTTGTCAAGGGCAAAGACCATCGTCCGCACAGAAGGGCATCGCATCCAGCAGGCATCGGCAAACGATGCACGGGAAGCTGCAAAGGCGAACGGCTGCGATGTGGTGAAGCAATGGGACGGTACGCTTGACAGCGACACGCGACCCACCCACAGGCGGCTGGACGGTCAGATCAGGGAAACGGACAAGCCCTTTGAGATGGATGGCAAGACCGCCATGTATCCGGGGGACTTCGGCAAGGCTGAAGAAGACTGCAACTGCCGATGCGTTGCCCTGACCCGTGCGAAGTGGGCGCTGGATGAAGATGAACTGAAGGTGCTGAAGGAACGGGCAAAGGCATTCGGCCTGACGGAAGAAGAGAAAAAGGGTGACTTCAAAGCCTTTGAAGAAAAGTATCTGAAGGCGGCGGAAAAAGTGGTCAAAGAACCGCCTGTGACCATTGCAGGCTTGCAGTGTTCTGTGACGAAGACGAAGTTTGGTTTCGATGACGGCTATGGCGGCGTAAGAAAACAGGCCGATGCTGTCATATATGAAACACCGGACGGAACGAAGTTTGTGTTCCCGAAGAAATACAAAAAACGTCAGCAACACATGACACCGGAACAGGCAATCACGCTTTGGGCAAGAGTTCCTGAAACCATCAGGAAGCAAGCGCAGAAGACGATTGAGTTTGTGGACTACTACAACCCGTGCGATTCGTATTGGCGAAAGACGTACAAGAATTTCACTCAATCATACGCAACAGGCGGTCAGAAGATCACGTTCTGGCGGTGGGACTACGATCACGATGATGATTATGTCGTTCGAACCTATTGCCACGAAGCGGCGCATTACATCGACACAAACAATGCGAGTGCTGTCGGTAGATTCTCGCAAGATGTGGGCTGGACAAAAGCGATATTTGATGATATAATAGTAAGTGGAAAGAAGTCTTGTACGGTGTACGGCGAGAACTCCTATGTGGAGGACTTTGCCGAAAGCGTTGCCGAATATGTGAAGGATCGAGCAGCTTTCAAAAAGGAATTCCCGAACCGAACTGCAATCCTTGATGCGCTTTTGAAGTAAGGGGTGTGAACATGGCGAAACACTTGAAAGTAAATGGAAGAACGCCGCATGGCGGTGACTATTCCGAAATTTACTATTTCGATACTGACGGGAACGTTGTCGATGAAACGGAAGCTGTCCGCTGTGTCATCCGTGAATGCACGAAGCAGGGCGAACTGATTGCTGAAACGTGGGGAAATGTAGGGAATAACAAATAATCATTGCGTCATGCACACCTGTTGCATGGCGCTTTTTCGTGCCTAAAAGAAGGGAAAAAGATGAAAGCGAACAGCACTTCTGACAGGCCGTTTGAATGTTTCCCGAATTACACATGGGAGATGTACAACGGAAACGAACCAGCAGGAAAAGGTCATGCGTTGGCGGAAGGCGGCTATGCAGACAGGTGGGAATGCAGATACGGCGATGCGGAAACGGTTGGCGATAGGATACTGAATGCCAGTTTCGACATAACGCCTAAAGTCAGACTGTATCTGTGCCGTGATAGTTTGTTTCTCATTGACATCCGCTATTCTGGCATGTCCGACTTCTGGGAACTGTGCATCAATCACAGCGGAATGCCCGGCGCTCCGTGTTGCAGCGAATCATCAAGGCATGCGCTTGAACCGGAACGAATTGAAAAGTATCTGAACACGGACTTTGACTGCAAACTGTGGCGCATGGTTCAAAAACGTGCGTTTGAACTGTATGAAAGCAGGTGATTCCGTTGGGCTGATCCGTGCATAACTAAATATCTGTCGTGCAGACCACTTGAAAAAGTGGTCTTTTTTCATTTCTACACATGAGGGAGGATGAATCAAATGACGAAGACCAATTTTGTGATCTGGCTGAAGGCTGCGGGTATCCGTGCAGTCAAGACTGTTGCACAGACCGCAGTGGCAACCATTGGCACGTCTGCTGCGATTGGCGATGTGAACTGGCTTATGGTAGGCAGTGCAGCCCTGCTTGCGGGTGTTTTGTCCCTGCTGACCAGTGTTGCTGGCCTGCCTGAAGTAAAAACTGAAACGGAATACGTCCCGCCTGACGAAGCGGAAGAGTAAACCATAACAAGCGAAGGGAGGGGTGCAGCGTGGAGATCATACAGGCATACTACACGAAGCATCCGTGCTACAACGCGAAAAGGAAGGCAATCTCCCCGGTTGGCATCTTCGTGCATAGCACAGGCTCTGTCAACCGGGAGCTGCGCCGCTGGGTGGATTCACCTGAACGGCTGGGCAAGAATCAATATAACAACCATTGGGACAAGCCCACGGCAACGAAGTCGGTTCACGCCTTCATCGGCTATGACAAATTTGATGAAGTGATCGTGGCGGAAACCCTGCCCCACGACATCGCCTGCTGGGGCGCTGGCGGAGGATCAAAGGGCAGCTACAACTACAACCCGCATGCCTACATTCAATTCGAAATCTGTCAGGGCAGCAACACCGACAGCGAATACTATTGGGAAGCGATCACGGTTGCGGAGGAATACTGCGCACACCTTTGCAGGCTGTACGGCTGGACTGCTGACAACATCACCAGCCACGCAGAAGCCCACAAGGCAGGGTATGCATCGAATCACGGCGATCCGATCAGTTGGATGAAACACTTCGGGGACAACATGGACAAGTTCCGCGAAAGAGTGCAGGCGCGTCTGGGCGGCACAGAAACGCCAACGACAGCCCCTGAAGCAAAACCGAAGGAAGAACCCACAGAAAAGCCTGCAACGCCTGAGAAGGCGCAAAACAAGGCAGAAAGCGTGGTGTATGACATGCGGACACTGCGTATCAACAGCAAGGGAACACAAGTCAAGGTGCTGCAATGGCTGCTGAACCACACAACGGACTACACAGCCGGGATTGTGGACGGGCATTTCGGCACGAAGACCCTTGCGGCGGTGCGTCAGTTCCAGCAGGCGAACGGCCTGACTGTGGACGGCATTGTCGGCAAGAACACATGGCTGAAACTATTGGGATAAAGGCTCTGCCCCTTCAAGGGCGGGGCTTTTATATATCACGTCCGGGGATGACGTAAAAAGCCCATTCCGACATGATGCAACCATGTAAAAAGCGGATGGAATTGCAAAGAAAGGGAGAAACGACAATGACTATCACAGAAATTTTGAAGGCAAAGGGCATCAGTGACGAACTTGTGCAGGCTGTTATGGATGACATGAAGGCAAATAAGATCTTCACGGCATCCGAAGAGAACCTTGACGTGCGGTATGGCAAGCTGAAGACGCAGCATGACAGCGTGAACCAGCAGTTGACGGAAGCCAACGCGCTGATCGCTGACATGAAGAAGTCCACCAAAGGACAGGAAGAACTTCAGACGAAGGTTGCGGCCTATGAAAGCCAGATCGCAACCCTTCAGGCACAGCTTGAAGAAACGCAGATCGATGCAGACGTGCATGTGGCTCTGCTTTCTGAGGGCGTGAAGCCTGATGACATTGATTATGTCATGTTCAAGCTGAAGGCGAAGGGCAAGCTGGAACGTGGTGAAGACGGCAAGATCAAGGAACTGGATGACAAGATCGCCGCAATGAAGACGCAGTTGCCTTCACAGTTTACGGGCGAAAAGAAGAAGAACATTCTGGAAAACAAGCTGCCGGACGATCCGAATAACATCAATCGTGACGGCATCACCAGAGAAACCCTTCTGAAGAAACCGTATGCGGAGCGGATGCGCATCTTCAATGAGAATCCCGAAGCATACAAGACTGCAATGAACAACTGATTCGCCCATCACCGGGGCAAACCCCGGCGCTGGGTACAGCGGCGCAATGCAAGCATTGCATCCGCTTAGTCAGGCTTGCGCCTGACCTCAATTAAGAAAGGAAAAGGTGAAAACTATGGCTACTACTATGATGGCAAACATGATCAATCCTGAAGTCATGGGCGATATGATCAACGCGAAGATCGAAGCGCTGGCGAAGCTGACCCCCTATGCGAAGGTCGATACTTCCCTTGTCGGCGTTCCCGGTGACACGAAGACTGTTCCCTCTTGGAACTACATCGGTGATGCTGAGGATGTCGCTGAGGGCGCTGAAGTCGGTCTGACTCAGATGACCGCTGCCAGCACCACCTTCACCATCAAGAAGGCGATGAAGGCTGTCGGCATCACTCAGGAAGCGATCAATTCCGGTCTGGGCAATCCTGTGGGTCAGGCGGAGCATCAGCTTGCGAAGTCCATTATTGGCAAGGTTGACAATGACCTGCTGGACGCTGCCCTGACGGCTTCTGTGACTGCTGACACTGGCGCGATCATCGGCTATGAGGGCGTTGTGTCCGCTGTGACGAAGTTCGAAGACGAAGAGGACGGCATCGAGAAGGTGATGTTCATCAACCCGAAGCAGGAAGCGCAGCTTCTGGTCGATCCTATGTTCCTGTCTGCTGACAAGTTCGCCGCTGGTGTGGCTGTCAACGGCGCTATCGGCAAGATTGCTGGCTGCTGGGTGAAGAAGTCTAAGAAGGTCAAGGCGAAGTCCGGCGTGTACACCTGCCCCATCATCAAGCTTGAGCCTGACAGCCCCGAAACTGAGTACACCGAAGACGAGCTGCCTGCTCTGACCATCTTCCTGAAGAAGGATCTGTCTGTGGATCATGAGTGGTTTCCGAAGAAGCAGCAGCATGACATCACCGCCGCGAAGTATTACGGCGTTGCGCTGACCAATGACGCGAAGGTCGTGCTGGCGAAGTTCAAGGAGACCAACGCCTAAACCACAGCGAAAGGATGATCCGCGATGATTATTTCCGTAACTGAATTACGGCAATACATCAGCACGGATGAAGGGGATCAGGCGCTTGAAGCACGGCTTCAGGCGCTTGAACTCCTGATTCGTGGACATACGCACAACAATTTTCAGGTAAAGGGAACGGGTCGCATTGCTGATGTGGTCGGCGGTGTGTTCACTGTCGAAGCGCTGAACCCGTACAAGGTCGGTGACACGATCCAGATCAGCGGCAGTGAAAAGAATGACCGCTTGTACACGGTCAAGGAAGCGGAAGACCACACGTTCACGGTGAATGAACCGACCCGTGATGAAATTGACGTGTTTGTCACGCTGATTGACTATCCTGCTGATGTGAAGATGGGCGTTGTGGAACTGATGAAGTACGAACTGGAAAACCGGAAGAAGGTCAGGGCTGGTGTGCAGTCTGAAACGATCTCCCGTCATTCCGTGACGTACAAAGTCCCGGACGCATCGGAAACCCTGAAGGGCTATCCGCAGCACATGCTGGGCTTCCTTGAACGGTTCATGAAGGCACGATTCGGACAGGGTGTGAGATTATGATGGGCATCGGCGGAAACATTGATGCTGTGATTCAGGTCTACACGGCTACAAAGAACGAATACGGCATTCAGACGAAGACGTGGCAGGATGTACAGACCCTGCGCGGCTGGCTTGACCTGACTTCCGGCAGTTCGCAATATCGGGTGTACAATGCAAAGATCGAGGAATCATCCCATGTGTTCATCTGTGATTATACGATCCTGAACCCGAAGGTCTGGACGGAGAATTCACGCATGGTCATTGATGGTGAAACCTATGACATCACGCTGATTGACAACCCGATGCGCCTGAAGGAAGGGTCACAGTGGGAATTCTTCCTGAAGTACACGGGAGGGATGCAGCATGCCAGTGAAGCTGAATGATTACAGCTTCGAAGTCAAGGCTGCACTGAACGACATCACGAAGAAGTGGCTGCATGAAGCATCCTTTGAGGTGCAAGCCCACGCACAGCGCAACTGCAAGCTGGACGGTCAGGAAGGC